TCGCATACCAGGTCTGACGCTGACGTTCAGCGTGAAGTACTTCAACCACGGCACGCTGACCGTGGCCACGCTGCCAACAGCGGCTACTGCTGGGGTTGGCGCGCGGGCTTTTGTCACCGATGCCAGCGCGACGACGTTCCACTCGGTTGTGGCTGCCGGCGGGGCAAACAAAGTCCCCGTGTACAGCGACGGCACCGACTGGCGGATTGGGTGAGGTGAATCATGGCACAGCAATGGCTTTCCGCGAGTGACCCGTTTTTCTCGCAGTACCCCGGCACCTACGACGAGAGCGGCTATGTTGCGGGGCCGTATGACTCGCAGGTTGCGGGGCTGCAGAGCCCGCAGAACTGGGAGGCGGTTGCGCCGCAGCTCGGGTGGACTGGGCCGATCAGGTCAAACTACATCGGCCCTGACGGCAACGTCATGGAGGACTACTCGCCCGAGTTCCTGAACTGGATTCAGTCGAAGCGGGCCGAAGGCTACGATTTCGTCACCGATGCCAGCCAGATCAACAAGGACAGGCAGACCATTGGTTTCCGCTTGCCCACTGGCGAAGTAACGAACCAACGAACCGCCAAAGTCGGCGGCTTTGGCGATTTCTTCAAGGAATTCGTCCTGCCGTCCGTGGGCGCGTATTTTGGCGCCGGGGCACTGGGCAACGCGCTGGCGCCTGTGACGAATGCGTTGACGGGTGGGGGCGCCGCTTTGGTCGGCGGTTCTGCCGACCTTATCCCTGGCGTTATGGGCGGCGGTCAGTTTTCTGCGGCGGGCGGTCTTGCGGCCCCAGTCATCGCCGACACCGGTACTGCTGCCGGCGCCCTAGCCTCTGGAGCGCAAGCCGCAGGCGCGTTGGCCAAAACTGGGGCAACCGCAGCTAGCCCCACGGGCATCGACCTGCTGGACAAGGCAATCAACTTCGTCACCACCCCTGCCGGCGCGGCCATCGTCACCGGCGCGGGCAACATCGTGGGCGGCATAGCTGCGGGCAGTGCGGCCAAGGACGCGGCGCAGACGCAGGCGGCATCGGCAGACAAAGCCCTCGAGCTGCGGCGAGACATCTACAACAAGTTCATGGAGATGAACAAGCCTTATTACGAGGCTGGTGTCAATGCTCTGGGGCAGATCACGCGCGGCGAAGTGACTGCTGAGCCTGGCTACGGCTTCCGCTTGGGTGAGGGCATGAAAGCGCTGGAGCGTCTGCAGGCTTCGCGGGGCAACCTGCTGAGTGGCGGGGCGATGAAAGCAGGCCAGCGGTTTGCGCAGGATCTGGCGTCCGAGGAATACGGCAAGTCGTTCAACCGACTGGCCAATATCGCCGGCATCGGGCAGACCGCCGCATCGGAGGCGGGCACCGCAGGCCAGAACTACGCCGGCCAAGCTGGCGAACTCGGCATGCAGGGCGCGAACGCGCTGGTTTCGGGGCGCATCGGGCGTACCTCGGCGTACACTGGGGGCGCGCAAGGGGCAATTAATGCGCTGCAGGGGTATCAGCAGGAGCAGCAGCGCAACCAGCTTATGCGCGACATCTTTGGACGGCTTCAGGGGTAAGACATGCCGCTCGACACCAGACTCCCGCTGCTGGCCGGCCAGTTCAAGCCGATCACCTACCAAGCGCCGTCGCAGGCCAACATGCTTGCTGAGGTGGCCCAGGCCGCCAGCGCCATGCAGGGGCTGCAGCGGAATGCGATGGCGATGCGGGAGGCGCGGCAACGACAAACTGCCGTCAGCAACGCATCAGAATTGCTCAGGCAAGCCCAAGCCCAAGGCGAAACCCCAGAATCTCTGCTGCAACACGCAAGTGTGCTAGAGCAATCTGGGGTCTCTGAGTTTGTCATGCAGGGCAGCAGAATCAGGCAGGCGGTGTTTGAGGCGACAAGATCAAAGCAAGAGTCGCAGCGGCCATTTGAGGTCAGTGGGCGTCTTGTAAGCCCAGAGGGGCGAATTCTGTTTGAGCCGCCCCCGGCAGAGGATAAAGGTATTGTTGTTGGCGGCCGGTTGGTCAACCCAAGAACTGGTCAAGTAGTGTTTGAGCCCCCTGCAGAGCCTCGGGCTCCGATGGCCGTTGGTTCAAGGATTGTCGATCCAAACACCGGCAAAGTGATTTTTGAACCCCCGGCGGAACCAGCAAGGCCCATGGCCGTTGGCAACAGACTTGTCAACCCGCAAACCGGGCAAGTTGTGTTTGAACCGCCGGCCGAGCCCACAAAGCCCGTCGCTGTTGGAAACCGGCTGGTAAATCCGCAGACTGGCGAAGTTGTTTTTGAACCTCCGCCGGATGCGGGTAGGCCAGTTGTTGTTGGAAATGCGCTTGTTGATCCGTCTACTGGCGGTGTAATTTACGAGCGCCCGCAGCAAACCAACACGGCGCCAATTCCAGATTCTGTAAATTTAGGCAATCGCGTTGTTATTTTTGACAAAAACCCCAATAGCGCAACGTTTGGACAAGAGCTTCGCTCAATGGAAGTTGGCGCAAAGCCGGAGGCGGTTAGGCCGCCAAGCACTGCGCCAGAACCCAAACAGGTTCAGCTTGGTGACAGGGTTGTAACGATTGACAACAACCCTAACAGTGCGACCTTTGGCAGGGAGCTTGGCTCTTTGCAAATGGGCGCTGGCCCGATGACGCAGGCTCAAGTTGAGGCGAACCGATTGGCTGACGCTAGGCTCGCCCTTGAAACTGCTCGCGTTAATAACGACCGCGCCGGTGTGCAGCAGGCCGAGCGTCGCCTGCGGATTCTTGAGCAAGAAGCCTCTCAACGCGCGGATCCAGCTTTTCAAGCCCGCATGGCCGCAGCTCAAGCTGCCGGCACGGCCACTGGCAGAGCGCAAGTTGAAAAAACGTCGCAGGCGAATGAAATTGCCGGCGTCATTTCCGAACTGGAGCAGGCAGTCAAGCCGGGTGGGTTGATTGACAGATCGACCGGCAGCGGCGCTGGAGCGCTTGCTGATGTGGCTGCTGGATTCGTCGGCATCGGCACGCCGGGTGCGGTTGCAATCGGCAGGCTGCAGCCGATTGCTGACATGGTTCTTAAGATTATTCCCCGGTTTGAGGGACCGCAGTCTGACAAAGACACGGCATCCTACAAAGAAGCTGCTGGCAAACTTGCAGATCCGGCGACCCCGAACAACATTAGGCGAGCTGCTGCAAACGAGATTTTGCGCATCCTGCGCGATCGTAAGGGCAGGCTTGGTTCAAGCGTTGTCTCGTTTGATTCTGCGGCAGCGGCTTCCGCCGCGCCTGCTGCGGCCCCGAGCGGTCCAGCAGCGCCGCGTGCGCTAGCGGCTCCTGCGGCGGCCCCGGCGCAGGGCAATCGCAGAGAAATTGCCCCCGGCGTGTTCGTCACCGAAAGGCCGTAGTCATGCCAAAGTACACGCTTGAGATTGGCGGCAAGACCTACGACTTTGAATCTGCCAAGCCGCTGTCAGATCAAGAGCTTGCCGGCTATGCGCGACAGATTGCCGGCGAGAGGGCGGGCACTATAACGCCGCCGGGGCAAATCCCGGGCGCTGGCCAGTATCCAGCGCCTCCAGAAGCGCCAGTCCCTGTAGGCAGGCGGCTGGCACAGGGATTTCGCCAAAACGTCAGAGACATTGCCAGAGTGGCGCAGCCCTCTGCAGAGGCGTTGGCAGCCGCTGGCGGTGCTATCAGGGGCGGCGCGGCAATGGCCCCCGCCGGGCCTGTTGCTGCCGCAGGCGGCGCGCTTGTTGGTGGCCTGACAGGCTTTCTCGGGGCTCGCGCCGGGTCTGAATTGCTGCAGGGCCAGCAACCTGACTTGCGTGCCGGGGCGCAGGAATACGCTCTGGGCGAGATGCTTGGCCAAGGGCTCGGCACAGCAGTGAAGCTGGGGGCGCGAGCGGCTGATACCCTGCGTTCGTCGGCCCAACGAAGCGCCGCCAACGTTGCCCGCCAAGCCGCAGGCGATCAGTTGGGTGCCATCAAAGCCGGCCTGTCCGCAGCCGAACCGGGCGCCTCTCCGGCGCAAGCAACCGCAGAGATTCCGCGCCAAGCGTGGCAGTCGCTGCTGGCCTTTGAACCTACGGACTTCTCTGCGCAACTTGCCCGCACCCGGCGTGCGCTGGCCGAGGAAGAACTGGCTCGCATGGCGGGCGGGCGGTCGCAGACGGAAGCGATGCGAACGCAGGAACAAGCGCAACAGACGCTGAATGCGTTGGTTGCGCCCATGCGTGAGACGGAACTTGGTGCGGCCAACCAAGCGGCAGAAACACTTTTGCGGCTTGGCCCGCAGGCCCAGGCTCGGCAGCAGTCAATGGTTTCGGCGCTGCAGCAAGCTGGTCGCACCGGAACAGAGGCGGCCCAACGCGCGGAAGCTGCGACGCAGCAAATGCAACGTGCAGTACAACCTGGACGCATTCCAACAGTTAGCGCGACTCAAGCCGCCAGAGCTCAGGGCGCAGCAGCAAATCAGTGGCAAGAAACGTCAGATACATTTTCTGAGATTGCCAAACAACGCCGTGTTGAACGGGATTTCATTGAACGCCAGATTGGCAGCTTAGAGGCTTACGGCCTGAAGCCGCTGAGCATTGATCCGTTGCTGGGGTCAATTGATCGCGCACTGAACACACCTGGACTCCGCGCCAGCACTGATCTGACGCGCGTCATGGGGCTTGTGCGAGATGATCTTGTGAATCTTGCGCAACGCAATAACGGCATCATCGACGCTCACGACCTTTACACCATTCGCAAAGAAGGTGTGGCGCAGCGCGTGCGAGACGTTTTGAAGGTTGACGACCCGAAGGCTGGTGCAAAGCTGACGGCATCAGTGCTGGACAAGTTGCGCCCCGTGATTGACAACGCTATTGAGGCCGCGGCGGGCGGCCCCGGTTGGCGCCAGTACCTTCAGACCTACAGCCAAGGAATGGACGTCATCGCGCAAAAACAGATGGCGGCGCAGGCGCTGGAGATGTTTAAAGACAGCCCGCAGCAATTCGTCAAACTTGTCCGCGGCGACAACAAAGACGCCGTAGAGGCAATTTTTGGCCCCGGCCGCTACGACATTTTCAAAGAAATGTCTTCGCAGATGCCCACGCTGGACAGGCTAGCGCGGCAGGTTGAACTGGACAAGCGCGCCGCAGAACTTGCCGAAGGCGGCAAGAAAGACCTTGCTTTGATTCTGGAGGCCAATAGATCAAAGCTGCGCTTGCCCAACTGGTTTCAGCCGGCCATCACGGCGACGAACCTCAGCCTTGCCAGCGCGAACAAGCGGCTGGACAAGAAAACCGTTGAGCTGTTGCGAAAGGCCGCAGAAACCAACCAGAGCATGCTTGACCTACTGAACGGCCTGCCAGAAAAAGAGCGCCGCAAGCTGTTGGACATCGTGATCGACACCCAACGCCGCACTGGCGAGGCCAAGCGCGCTGCCGCAGTCGGCACGGTGGGTGAGGTTGAGCGGCAGCGTAACGCCCTCTCCGAGCAACCCGCCAACAACCTCGCCCCATGATCCCCCGCCCAGCCCGCCACATCATCGCCTGGTTCCTGCGCCGCTTCGGCTTCGCAGGCGTGGCGCTGGCGCCGTGGGGGATTTACATCCTGCCGGAACATCTGGCAAACCAGCGTCTGACTAGGCACGAAATCGCCCACTGGCGGCAATACCAGCGCATGGGCCTTCTGCGATACTACGTCACGTACCTATGGGGCTTGGTGCGCCACGGATACCGCAACCATCCAATGGAACTTGAAGCCCGCGCGGCCGAACATCAGCCATGAGCCTGACGATGCAACAGAAAGCCGACATCGCCGCCGAAGCCGCTAAGGCTTCGCCTCCAGTTGCCGTCGTGGGCGCCACCGTAGCGGGGATGCCGATCAATGACCTGGTGCTGTGGGTGACGCTGATCTACCTGGTGCTGCAGATCGGCTTCCTGCTGTATCGCTGGGGCAAGATGCACTTCCAGCGCGCGCCGGATACTGAATGAAAGCCCGCATCGTCATCGGCGCCCTGACGCTCTCAGCGTCTGCTTTGGTCGGTATTGCCGTCCATGAGGGCTACCGTGGCGAGGCGTACCGCCCCGTCCCCGGCGACGTTCCGACCATCGGATTCGGCACCACTGATGGCGTGAAACCCGGCGACACCATCGAGCCTGTGCAGGCGCTGGTGCGCAAGCTCGCCGACGTGCAGCGCTTCGAGGGTGCGCTCCAGCAGTGTGTGCGGGTGCCGCTGCATCAGCACGAATACGACGCTTTCCTGAGCCTGGCGTACAACATCGGGCCGGGGGCGTTCTGCGGCTCGACGCTGGTGCGCCGGCTGAACGCGGGCGATTACGCTGGCGCCTGCGCCGAGATCCTGCGCTGGGATCGCTTCCGTGGTGAGCCCCTGCGTGGCCTGACTCTGCGCCGGCAGGCTGAGAACCGGCAGTGTCTGGGCCTATGATCTACCGCCCCGTCGCCTACGCTCTTGGTGTGGCCTGCATCGGCCTGATGGTGCTGTCGGGCACGCTGCTGTGGGAGCTGCGCGGCGCCGAGATCACACTGGCCCGAGAACGCGCAGAACGGGCTCAGGAGCGCGAGAAACTGGTGGCCGAGGCTCTGGCAGCCAGCGAA